GTTCTACCGTGCCTGCACTGTACACCGTTGATAAGAGTCAGTTCCCGCTGTTCGCTATGTGCCCGAATTTGATTTCCAACCGTGTGACATACTGGTTGAGGGACGTTGTGTCCGCTGCCGACTTTGCATATGTCACCTACGGCGGTAGTGCGGACTACTACTACGCTTCTGACTCTTATGGTGTGCGTCCCGCTTTCTCTATTAAATCCTAAATCTTAAATCTGCACCCCCTTGTGGGGTGCAGGGGAGGTATCAAGTATGTCTGTTCTGAAAAGCAAACGGAAAGCGTCACAGTTTGAGGTTTTCCACCAACTGACGAAGTTGAGGAAGGACATTACCGACTTGCTACTGCGGGATTTCGGTTACAGCTATGAGAAATGTGATAGGAAACTGCAAAAGGCTTTCGGCGGCAGGGCTTATGACCAGTTGACCGAAGCTGAACGGCTGCGGTATGACCGTATGAAACAGAAATGGGAAGCGTTTGACGATTGGTTTATCTATGACCAGAGACAGGTCATTGTGGACTGTCTGCGGGAGATTACGAAGGAAGTCTACATAGCGAACAGTATCTATCCTACCTGCATGGAGGAATTGATTGAGCGCAGGCTTCACCAGGACAATGCCATTGGACAGTGCTACAGATTGGTACAGGAACTTCAATACGCCATAGAAACGCTGCCTGTAGACGTGAATACCTTTACCCAGTTTGGTAATGCAATTCAGACGGAGATTAACTTGATTAAGGGATGGAGAAAGGCAGACAACAAATTCAAAGGGGCAATCTCTACGTCCGCTGCCAACTTTGCCAATGTCAACAACAACGGTAATGCGAACTACAACAACGCTTCTAACTCTAATGGTGTGCGTCCCGATTTCGATAACCCGGTTTAATAGCCACTTGAGCGTTCCGGGTATAGAGAAAGGAGAGATTGTCCTTCCTTATGGTAAATACTAAACACGACACTACTTCTTACGAGAACTGTAGTTATAAGCGTGAAATATTTGATAGCAACTTACTCTATGAGAGTTTCCTACGTGCCAAACAGGGTAGTGATTGGAAACCGCAGGTGCAGCAGTTTGAAATGTCATACCTCCTGCACCTGGCAGAGATACAAGCAGAACTTGAGAGTGGGGAGGTTCATTTCCTCCCGAATACGGAGTTCACAATCCGTGAAAGGGGCAAGGTGAGACATATAACAGGTGAACAGATACGGGACAGGGTAGCCAAACACGCACTGTGTGACGAGATATTGAGTCCCGCCGTAAGGAAGTACCTAATATATGACAATGGTGCAAGTCTCAAGGGCAAGGGTATTGATTTCACCCGGAGAAGGTTGCTAACTCACCTGCGGAAGTTCTACCAGAAGAACCGTTCTAATGACGGGTACATACTGCTGATGGACTTTTCAGAATACTATGACAATATACGCCATGACGTATTGATGGAACAGTTCAGAAAGTATGTGGATGATGAAGTGGCACTGAACTATCTTGCACAGGTGATAGACCGCTCCAAAGTGGACGTTTCGTACATGACGAATGAAGAATACGCAGGGTGCATGGAGGAAGTCTTTAATTCTCTGGAATATGAGAAGGTGGACAGACAGCTTTTCACAGGTGAGAAGTTCATGTACAAGCACCTAAACATTGGTGACCAGGTGGCGCAGGTTGCGGGTATCATGTACCCCATACCGATTGACAACTATATCAAGATTGTCAGAAGCGTCAAGTTCTACGGACGGTATATGGATGACTCCTACGTTATCCATGAAAGCAAAGAGTTTCTTGAGGACTTGCTTCAAGAGATTATCCGTATCGCAAAAAGCATTGGTATCGCCGTGAACACCCGTAAGACCCGGATCTGCAAACTCTCAAGTATGTGGCGGTTCCTTCAAATACAGTATTCACTTACCGAAACAGGAAGGGTCATTCAGAAGATAAACCCAAAGCGTTTAACCTGTATGCGGAGGAAGATGAAGAAACTTGTCCACAAGCTGTCCGAAAAGCAATTTGAGGACTGGTATCAATCGTGGTTCTGCAACCATTACCGTGTTATGAGCAACATTCAGAGGGACAATCTCACAGCCCTCTACAATCAACTAAAGGAGGTAAATTACCATGTACACACTGAAACTGGCTGACGGTACGCAGATTAAAAATCTGGGTATGAACGGCAACAACCTTGTCAGTAAGAACCAGGTGGACGAAAGTCTGTTTGAGGACAATCTTTCCACCGTGACCATTACTGAGGAGGGTGAAACAATCGTCCTGCATGACGCTATGTATACGGGACAGCGGGAGTTTGATGACGGGTGGTATTTCAGCTTCACGGAAATTCCCCCGCAGGAACTTGTGAACATTTCCGTTAATGGCAAACTGGACTACATTGCCATGATAACGGACGTAGACTTGGAGGAGGTATAAGACAATGGCTGAACTTACTCATAGCAAGAATTTTGAGAAAGTCAAACGCTACTATAGCAGGGGTGTTTGGACTGAACACATGGTCTGGAACGCAGTTGGCAAGTGGATTACCGCAGAGGAATACCAGGAGATTACCGGGGAGCCGTATGTGGTGGAGGAAGCAGTAACGGAGGGTTAAGGCAATGATGATTGATGTCCCTATTCTCATTTCTGCATTGTCTTTGTTGGTTGCTATCATAGTGGCTATCACAAGCATACGCAGTAGGAACGCTTCTTCCGATAAGCAGGAAGCGTCCCAGATAACAACCCTCATAGTCAAGTTGGAGAATATCGCTGACGGCGTGAATGAGATTAAGTCTGATATGCGTAATGTAAAAAACGATGTTCAAGACTTGAGGGACAGGCTTATCATTATGGAACAGTCTACGAAGTCCGCACACCATAGGTTGGATGGTCTGACCTGGCAGGCAAAATTCAGGAACAGAAAGACGCAGAAGCGCTGGACGATTCGATAACGAACATCCAACTCGCGCTTGTCGACCTATATGAAAGCATATTAGGAGGTGCATAATGGCTAAAATTTACGCAGCCTTGATCAGAAAGGGTGTCAAGACAATTGAGGATGTGCCAGAGCATTTAAGAGACGAAGTGCAGAGAATACTTGAAAATTAATAGACGGAGCTGCTGAGCCATACGAGGATATAATTTTATTCATACTGAGCCCAAAGGACAATATTTGAGCAACTTATTAGTTATCATAAGCGACACACACATCGGGAGTAGCACTGCGCTTAGTCCGTTGAAATTCACCATCCACAACAGAGCAACGCTTGAAGAGCAGATAACTTACGCAAATCATCTGCAAGAATGGCTTTACGAGTGCTGGGTTGACTACTGGGATTATGTTTTTCATCTATGTGGAAAAGGCAAAAAAGGTAAACGTCTAATCGTTATCCATCTCGGCGACGTTATTGACGGAAATCATCATGGCAGCAACCAGCTTGTGCAGGAAGTTGAGGATCAGGTGCAAATCGCACTTGATCTTTTAGAACCGATTAGGAACAAGGCGCATATGTTCATTGGGATCCTCGGTACCATGCCATTTCACGCTGGGCAGGATCATGCGACTGAATCCGAAATCTATAAGAAACTCGACGCTGATTATATCGAGCAAGCGGTTACATTAAATATCGACGGGACGTTAATTGATCTCGCTCATCATGGCAAATCTGGAACAAGACCATGGACGACCAGCGCGGTCTCCGAGGGTGCTGAGGTGATGCTCGACTATGCACAGCAGGGACAGCCTCTACCAAACTATATTTTACGAGGACACACGCACAAATTCGATGACAGTGGAGCAAAATTTCAGCATACGCGTGTTATTCAGTGTCCTTCTTGGCAGCTAAAAACAGCATACGGCTGGCGGGTGTCATCGAACACGATCCGGTCAGATATCGGCGGCATAATCATTAATGATGGTGTTTTAGACTTAAGTAAATCTCGTTATACGGGGCAACCTGACGGAAGGAAAATCATAAAATTATGACTGAAAATGAATTATTAATGGAATTAGAACAACTGTTAGGAGTGCCAGAGATTGAACCGGACGAGATTACCGTTTCGATGCTTGCCGAAAAACTGAAGATATCTCAGAAAAACGTCAGGGAGCGGCTAAAATCAATGGTAGAATCCGGACAGCTAACATCAAGACTAGTCAGGCTACCGGACGGATACCGATGCATCGCTTATAGGAAAAAACCTAATTCATAAAAATATCAGATAAATATCGAATTTCTGCCTAATCCATATACTAATCGACAATATAATAATTTTCATTATTAAAGTTTGATTTTTCCTATTGACAAGATTAGAATCATACTGTATAATAATGTTATAACAATAAACAAAGGAGAAACAAATGGATGAGAATTATTTTTTAGACGGTGAGTTTGATGTTGAAGAGCTCGATATCGAAGAGCTTGCGCATAAAGATTGGGACTGCAGTTATCAGGAAGTAAGTTGGGAGGAACGAAATGGACAATTTTAACACTAATAGAGATCGTGAGATGCAGGAATTGTCTCGGAGATTAAATGATCTCGAGGCGGGAATTGAACGGACTGAAGGTTTGATCCGTTCACGAAAAAATCTTGAGCTGAAGCTTGAAAAGCAAAAAGCTGAGTTTGCGGAAGTTTGCAAACGCATCCGCAAGCTGGCAGAGACGAATTAACAAACAAAAAAGCCCTCTGAAACTATGAGGGCTTGATTCGATTAAAAATAAAGGTTATCTTATCATGGAAAATAAATTGTCTACAAAAAATATTGATGAGTCTGCATTAGAGCAGATTCTTATCGGCGGGGATTTAAGCAGATTGTCTCCAGCACAACGTTTACAGTACTATAAACTCATTTGTGAGAGTTTAGGGTTGAACCCGCTGACGAAACCGTTCGACTATATCGTCCTGAACGGAAAGCTGACGTTGTACGCTAAAAAAGACGCTACGGATCAGCTTAGATCGATAAAAGGCGTCTCGATTGATGATGTTGACCTAAAAGAAGTCGGCGATAATTTTATTGTGAAAGTGAAAGGTCACGATTCGAGCGGGCGGTCCGACGTCGAAATCGGCGTTGTGAGAAAATCGGACATGCAGGGGAACACCGCCAACTCACAAATGAAAGCGGTTACAAAAGCAAAGCGGCGTCTTACGCTTAGTCTTTGCGGTCTCGGTTGGTTAGACGAAACCGAGGTTGAAACAATACCGGATGCAAAACCGGTGGTTGTTTCGGAAACAGGGGAAATCATCGAATCACCTGCAGGGATCCCAGAAATCCATGAACCGCAACCCGCTAAAAAATTAGTTTTCAACGAAGAAACCTTCTTGAAGAATTTCAATCCGCCAAAGGATTTCAACCCAATGCCTTTGGACGAGGCTAAGAAAGTTGAGTCCGAGAAGGATGGCGCTTACGGAAGCATGGAAACAGAAAAGCTGTTTTATCGCATGAACAGCCTGATAAAACAGCTAAAGAATAATCACCTTAGCCAAGAAGAAGCTGATCTTGTATCGCTAAAGTTGAATGCGATCCTGACGATCCTGCTTGACAGAAAAATGAGTATTGAATCTGCAATATAATATAGATATTCATTTTTCCTCCCTTTCCATCCGGATGGTGGTTTCCTCCTTTTTCCACCATCCGGAAAACAATATGAAAACACATGAGGAAAATCCAATGAAGAAAAACATTTTATTTTTTGATATCGAGACCGAAGTTAATTCGGACGCTGCGAGCTTATGCAGCCAATGACGTAA